TCTTCTTTATACGGACAAGAAGATATGTATGTATATGTATCTCAAAACATCGCTAGAGCTTATGTAAGATCTTTAGGTGGATTTGGTGCTTCTGGATTAGGTGCAAACGGTGTAAATTCTCAAGGAACTCAATGGTGGAATAACGGATCACTTTCTTTTGATGGTGTTAAATTATTTGTTGCTAATGGATTAGCTGATGATACTGCTGTTGCTGCTGAAAAATCTAACTTATTCTTCGGAACAGGATTATTATCTGACCACAACGAAGTGAAAGTTATCGATATGTCTGACTTAGATGGATCTCAAAATGTAAGAGTAATTATGAGATTTACAAGTGGAGTTCAATACGGAATTGGATCTGATATCGTTTACAGAGTAAACGCTTAATAAATAAAATAGATGTTTAACAAAAGGGCGGCTAGCGCCGCCTTTTTAATATAAAAAAATAATATTATGAGTTGCGATTTAACACAAGGAAGACAAAGACCGTGTAAAGACTCAGTAGGAGGTATAAAAGCCGTTTATTTCATTAACTATGGTACAACTGACGTTGCTTATGATAGTACAAACACTGATGAAATTGATGGACTTGGATCTGGACTTTCTGCTTACAGATACGATCTTAAAGGCAATTCTAATTTAGAACAAACAATTAATTCTTCTACCGATACAGGAGGAACGTTTTTTGAGCAAGTTCTAACATTAGTTTTACCTAAATTAACATTAAAAGACCACAAAGAAATTAAATTGTTGTCTTTTGGAAGACCACACATTATTGTAAAAGATAATAATGATAACTACTTTTATGTAGGTAATGAACACGGAGCTGATGTAACTGGTGGAACTATTTCTACTGGATCTGCAATGGGTGATTTAAGCGGATATAACTTAACTTTATCTGGACAAGAAAGACAACCTGCTAACTTTATTTCTGTTACTGCTGAAACAGATACTCAATTAACTTTAGGAGACGCAAGTACAATTACTATTGTACCTGGAGTTGCTACTGATGTAGATGTTGATGACGATCCATCAGGAATACCTGGAGGAGGAAATTAATAATTTCTTGATTTGTATAAAAGCCTCACTTTTTAGTGGGGCTTTTTTATTTAAAACAAAATAGGTTTTTTTTGATTATCTATATATGATAATACTATTACCAGTATCGACTTCACAAACAATTAAGATTATACCTAGATCTTATTTAGAAGATAGTAATGTTCAATTGAAAATAACTGAAGACGGTACTAGAAAAACAGAAACACTAACAAGTTTAACTGCTACTTATAGCGGTAACTTTATAGAAATACCTTGTACATTCAGTATCTTGTCTGAGAGTAAAATGTATTATATAGAAGTAACAAGATCAGGAAATCTATTATACAGAGACAAAGCATATTGTACAGCTCAAACAAATAGAACTATTCCTCATACATTAAACACAGGTAAGTACGATGAACATACTGCTTCACCTTCCGGACAGAAATATATAACAATATAATATGAGTAAAAAGAAAACATATAAAAATAATATTAGAGTTGTTAATCTACAGGGCTATACTACACCAGAGATAAAAGAGCATTATAGTAAAGACTGGGTTGCCTATGGAGAAAACAATGATTATTTTGACAACTTAATAAACCTTTACTTAAGTAGTCCAACAAATTCCTGTTGTATAAATGGTATCGTAGATATGATCTACGGAAGAGGTATAGATGCTACAGATAACCAGGAAAAGCCTGAGATGTATGCTAGGATGAAAGATCTTATAAAAGGAGATCAGGTCAAGAGAGTTGTAAACGATTATAAATTGCTTGGACAAGCTGCAATGCAAATTGTTTATAATAAATCCAAAACATCTATAACTAGTGTTACTCATTTCCCAATGGAAACGATTAGAGCCGAAAAAGCAGATAAAGGAAAAATAAAAGCTTATTACTATCATCCTAAATGGGCTGATATGAAAACAAGTGATGAACCTAAAAGGATTCCTGCTTTTGGATACGGAAGTAAAAGCGAATACAGAGAGCTTTACGTTATTAAACCTTATAGATCTGGCTTTTATTACTATGCTCCAGTCGACTATCACGGATCACTACAATACTCTTCTTTAGAAGAAGAAGTATCTAATTATCATATTAATAACATTAAAAATGGTCTACAGCCAAGTTTACTTATTAACTTTAATAATGGTGTTCCTGATGAAGAAGCTCAGCAATTAATAGAAAACAAGATCCAGGATAAATTCGGAGGGACTTCTAATTCAGGTAAATTTATATTGGCGTTTAATGAGGATCCAGAAAGAAAAGCAGATATAGAACCAATACATTTACCAGATGCACACGCACAATATCAATTCTTAGCAGATGAAGCTAGAGAGAAAATAATGCTTGGCCATAGAATTGTATCACCAATACTACTTGGTATTAAAGATAATACAGGCTTTGGTAATAACGCAGAAGAGCTTAGAACAGCTTCTGTGCTTATGGACAACATAGTTATTAGACCGTTCCAAGAACAGCTCTTAGAGTGTTTTAATAAGCTTTTAGAATTCAACGGTATATACTTAAATCTTTATTTTGTTACTCTTCAACCAATTGAGTTTACTGAACTTGATAACATTGAAACTAAGATTAAGAGAGAGGAAGAAACTGGAGAAAAATTATCTGCAATAGAAAGAGTTAAATCAATATTTAAAAAGAAAAAAGATGAAAGCACTATTCATAACGACTGATGATTTAAGAAGAAAATCCATAATTGGAGGTGCTGTAGATGCTGATAAATTCATTCAGTTTATTGAAGTAGCTCAGGACATTCATATTCAAAATTATCTAGGAACTAAATTATACGACAAGATATCTTCATTAATAGTAAATGACACTATTGATGATGCTGGTAATGCGGTATATAAAACACTCCTAAACGACTACTTAACACCAATGCTAATCTGGTTTGCACAAAGTGACTATTATATGTTTGCTTCATATCAAGTTAGTAACGGAGGTGTCTTTAGACATCGAAGTGAGTCTTCAGAGACTCCTTCGATGCAAGAAATTAAATCTTTAGTAGATAGCTCTAGAGATAAGGCAGAATTTTATGTCAGAAGGTTTTTAGATTATATGGACAATAATAATAATTCATATCCGGAATACAACGATATCAATGAAGACGGAATGTATCCTGATAAGAATGAAAACTTTAATGGTTGGGTTTTATGATAAGTAAGAAAAATACTTATAAACCTAAACAGGAGAATGTAGTTAAATTAAAAGTATTTATTAATAAAATACTTAATAAACAAAACAATAACAATAAATAGATATTTATGGGAACGACTTTAACAGGAACTAGAATATCTGATACTTATGACTCGCTATTAAAAGCAACTGATAATGGCATCATAACATCTAGTGCTAAACAAATTACGGATGGTGTAGGAAATAATACACCTTTATATATATCAACAAGTAGAATAGGTATAGGTGTTTCACCTACTACTACATTCCAGGTTTCTGGTAATTCTAAAATAGGAGGAGATTTAACAGTTACAGGTAATTTACTTGTTGAAGGGACTACTACTACAGTGGATACTGACACATTAAGTGTCAAGGATCCATTGATTATAGTTGGTAATGACAACAATACTTCTGATCTTGTTGATCTTGGTTTTTATGGCTTATATGATACTTCCGGATCTCAGGATTTATATGCTGGACTTTATAGAAGTGCTTCAGACACTAAATTTCATTTATTTAAAGACTTACAAGAAGAACCTACTACAACAGTAAACACAAGTGGAACAGGATATGCTGTAGCTACTTTAATTGCTAATTTAGAGGGTAATTTTATAGGAGGTACTATATCTAGTACAGGTGCAAATTTTTCAGGAAATGTTGTTATTTCTGGTTCTGGAGTTCCAATGTTGTCTATTCAAAACACAACAAATAATGTACAGGGTATATTCTATGCTAGTAGTTCTGAAGTTGTAATTGGTAGTAATACAAATAACACATTAAAGTTTTTACAAAACGGAGGTACTGCATTAACAATAGACACTTCACAAGATGCCACGTTTGAAGGAAACATAATACTTTCAGGAACAGTAGATGGCAGAGATATTGCTACAGATGGAGCTAAGCTAGATGGTATCGAAGCAGGAGCAACTACTGACCAGACTGCTGCTCAAATTAAAACTGCTTATGAAAGTAATTCAAACACTAATGCTTTTACTGATGCTGATGAAACTAAATTAAATGGTATTGAAGCAAGTGCTGATGTAACTGATGCTACTAATGTATTGGCAGCAGGAGCAGTAATGACTACTGGAAATCAATCTATTGCTGGAGAAAAAACATTTAGTAATGATTTTACTGTTACAAGCGATGCAGTTTTTAATGGTAATATAAATCTAGACGACGATGAAAGAATAAGGTTAGGTACTTCAAATGCTTTTCAACTTTATTACGACTCTACTCTTGAATCAGGACAAGGTGGTGCAATAATAAATTCAAACAGAATATTTATTGAAACTTACTATTTTCAATTAAATTCTAGGACTGGAGAAAATATGATAAAAGCTACAAGTAATGGAAATGTAGAACTTTATAATAATGACTCAAAAAAACTAGAAACAACAAGTACAGGGATTTATGTTACAGGCAGTGGAGTTTTTACACAAAATTTAATTATTAATACTGGAAACAAATTATTTTTTGATAATGGAGGTGATTGTTATATTTCTGAAGACACAACTGGTAGATTAAAATTTGTCGTTGATGGTTCTGAATTTATGAGATTAGGAGATGGTATTCCTGACACTATAACTTTTTACAAAGATTCAACTTTTGCAGGAGATTTAACAATAGGCACTGATACTTTATTTGTAGATGTTTCCACAGACTCAGTAGGTATTGGATTAACTAATCCTAGTGACTATTCTGCTGATGAATTAGTTATAAGCGTTCCTGATGATAGTGGAATGACTTTAGTTAGTGGAACTACAGATACAGCTTATATAACATTTGCAGACGGTACTACGGCAGCAAATAAAGGAGGCTTTATTTCACACGACCATAATACAGATACTTTAACTGTTTTCTCAAAAGCCAAAGTTTCTATAGGAATATTAGAAGCTGAAGTTGCATACTTTACAGATGTAGCTT